TCCTGTTGTTCCGCCAGGAGGCGCTCCTTCTAAATTCAATTCCTGATTTAAATTTTGCAGAACTCTAGAGGCAGAACTTTCGAGCGCGATTGAAAAAGCATTAGATATATATCTACCAATTCTTTCACCAATATTAATACCACTTCCAATCTCTCTGGAAGGAACTACTCCACCATTTGCCATAGCAATTGATTTTGAAATATCATTAAAAGAAGAATTAAGTTCTGTATTTATTGCTGCTTCAACAACGCTACCAAACATATTACCAAGAGAGTTTGCAAGTTTTCTATCTGGTTTTTGTCCAAGTGCCATGTCAACACCAGCACCAAGCATACCACCAGCAACACCATTCAAAGATCTCATCTTCTTCAAGTCTGTAGAACTTTTTACAAGAGCTCTTAATGCGCTTCTTTTTCCTGGTTCATCTTTACCATATAAACTTTCAACTCTCAATTTTCCACCAATGTCTCTTCCGGGTTGAACTTTTGTAGGAGTAAAAGTTTTACGTGTTGATGTACGTTGAGTTTTAATTTTTCTTGTAGGTGTAACCCTAGATTGTCCAGATCTAACTTGCCCACCTTGTGCTTTTGCTGGAGTTGGTTGTGGTTGATATCCTGTAAAAGCATCATATAAAGATTTGCCAACTATGTCTCCCAAGAATCCACCAACAAATAATCCAACACCAGCACCAAGACCAAAAGTTGTTCCTCCAGCAAGCGCAAGTCCAATACCTTGTCCAACAGCACTTCCAACCGCACCTGCTGCTGCTCTAGATGGTTTCTCACGAAAGACGACAGTATCAACGATAAAACCAATTAGAGCACCAATAATTGGAACTCTTGCGATGCTCAATCTTGCTGCACCTTTAGCACCTTGAGTTGCTGTTGTTTGAGCAGCCTTTCTTGCTGCAACTGACTGTTCAAATGTTAAACCTTTCCTTGCTTGCTCTAATCCGAATCCTCTTGAAGATGCTTGTCCGGGTGCTCTATATCTACCGGGAGTCATTCCAGTTCCAGCACCAAATCCACTAATTGGTTTTGGAACTGCCCCCATACCTAAAGACCTTGAAGCACCTGCACCAATACCACCTGCAGCACCTCTAGGAGATCTAGGTGCAGTGCTAGCAATTAACATGGATGCCATAATGGCACCATTCAATAATTTGTTTAATTCTCCAGAAAATTTATCAAATTGTTTTGCTGCATCTTTTCCACCAATATCATCAATTTTCTTACGAACATTATCATAAGTTTGATATCCCAAATCAATAAATTTAATAACGCCATCTATTGCATTTTTTGCAAATATATCAATAAACTTAGTGACTGGTTCAATATATTTTCCAAACTCCAATAACTTGGGAAGATATTTGTTATACTTATCAAATAAAAATCCTGCAAAAGTAAAAGCAATAAATCTTTTAATTGTATCAAGAATGCTTCCACCAGGTAAAGATAATTTTGGTAGACTATTAAAATCTACCTTTCTGCCCGGTTTAGTTTCTAACTTTTTCTCTCTGTCCTCTGCTTTCTGTCTTTCTTTTTCTTTTCTTTTTCGTGTATTTTCACTTTGTTGAATTAAATAAGTGTTACCAATTACATCTTGAATCTTTAAAACTTTCTTTTTAATGACTAAAAGACTGCCACCAGATCCTTGAGTTTCTCTATCTGCAGGTTTTAAAAGTTTTTGAGATATATTTACATCTTTCTTATAAAGAATATTACTTACAGGAACCAAAAATGGTTTTTGTGTATCTACGATGGAACCCCCAGATTTGCCCGAGGGTAATAATTTTTTAGAATCTATGACTGCCATATTATCCTACCCCCATCAAATCACCAATTCCAAGAGACCGAATTACCATTTCTCTATGGTCAATTCTAGCAACAACTGAAACGTCTGGTATTTGAGTTCCAGTCTTAACAGGCATACTTGGTTTCTGACTAGGCATTGTTTGTGGCGGTAAAACAATTGTTTGAGTTCTAGAAACAATTGTTGGAGTTCCTATAGGCATTGCTCTTGACTGTGGACCCATAACTGCAGGATGCCTTCTAAAGAAAGTGTCATGTCCATCAGGTTCATGCCCATATTGACGCATTATTTCTATTTGCCTTTTCGTAGCACCTTGTATAGTTTGAACATTTTGTTTCAAATTCAAATTCATTCCAGATGAAGGTTTGGGTTTAAACCCTGAAGTAGCAGTAGATGTTCCTGTTTTAGGAACACTCACATGTCTACCAAAGAGAGGCCCACTTTCAAATCTACTTAGAGTACTAGGAGCACTTGGAGATGTATTATATCTTTGAGCTGCTGCAGGAGAATAAGTTTGATTTAATGGTAAGTTTCTAACACCTCCAACATTTAATCCCAAAAATTTATTTTGATATCCAAGTTCCATTCCTCTAGGTGCCATGACAGTTCCAGTTCCAGGCAATCCTAGTCTACCCAAGGCACCAATAAGTCCGCCACCTTGAGCAAGTTGAATATTATTCACCATTCTGGGAATATTTGTTCCACCAGCATCCTTATTTAATTTAAGGAAAAAATTAGCACCATGTTTATCAACTGCTTTTTTAGACATCATAACTTCACCGGGTTGTGCAGCAATCAACTGAGTATCAGGACCTGCACCAGTAATTCTTACACCACTGTCATCATCAATACCACCTCCCTCTGTAAAAGCAATATCTTTTACATTTACAATTTTATCAACTGCCCCACCACCAAAGAATGATTTTCTTCTTACTCTACCACCACCACTAAACATTCCACCAAGTCCTCTTTGAAGAACTTGTTCTTGTTGCAGTTGTGCGGGAAGAGGAGTTTTTCCTGTTCTAGCAGTTTGCTGAGGTGTTACAATAGATTTATCAGTTTTCTTTTGCTGTGCTCTGAACTTTTCATTCATTTGGACAGCAGCATATGCTCCAGCTCCAGCAGCAACTGTACCAAAAATTAATGGATTAGCTGCCATAAATCTAACCATTTGAGGAACAAAAGTCCTCAGCATTTTAAGAGTTCCGCGAACAAATGCACCAAGAGGAGTCAGAAATAATCCAGCAGCAAATGCTAATGCAGGCCACCAATCCTTTAAGAATCTACCAAGAATTTTTACTTTCTTTTCATTTGCAGGATCAGCAAACCACTTTAAAACTTTATCAACTAAAAATCCAATCAAAGTAAACTGAATGAATCTCATGATTCTATCAAGAATACTTTGGAATGGCGCTACTAAAGTTTTAACTAATCCAAGTGCTTTTTTTAACGGTTTTTCTAATTCTGATTCTCTTTTAGTTCTTCTTCTTTGTTCGTCAGACTTTCTACTCTCTTCTGCCTTTTTCTTCTCTTGCTTATTTTGTTCTGTAATGCTCTTTAGTAATTCGTCAAGTGCTTTGCTAATATCCTTTATATCTTCAGAAGATTCTCCAACAGAAGTTGATGGTTGAGGTATTATTGCTTTTGATGTTAGATAAAATCTTTCGGTAGAAACTTTGACAGGACCAGTTACACCAATATTTTCTGCAGTAATTTTCTTTCTTCTTATTTTAAATCTACCAACTTTTCCTTTAACTTTTCTAAATTCTTCAACAAGTAGTTCGTCTTCTTCTGTAGAAAGTTTTTTACCAAAACTTCTAGACGCAGCAAGTCTTTCTTTTAAAAGAGAAATATAAGTTCCATAATCAATATCAAATACATCATCCAATCCAAGAAGTTTTAATATTCTTTCATCTATATTTTCATCAACTAAATCCTCTTCACCCTTACCCTCATACAAAGCAAGAGCGGATTCTCTTTTACCCTCCGCTCTTATGCTTGCCAGTAGATCATCTAACTCGTCAGGACCCATTTTGCTGCTGCTTAAGTTTTTCTTCTTCTAAATGAGCTCTTAATAATTCAACATAGATGTCTCGTTCCCAAGGCATCATGTTTTCAATCTCCGTTAATGAATATTTATGGTACTGCATCAAGGAAAAATTAAGCTTGAAGTAACTCTCCAAGTCCATGTGGACTAGAGCTATGCGAAAAAACTTGAGAGTCCCTCCAGCACAACAGTGCTCTCAACTTCAGTTTTTGGATTTGTAACTTTAACTTCATGAGAAAGTTTTGGCATTGACTCAAAGAACTTTTCAATCTCTTTGAATTGAGTTGAGTTCATCTGCTCAAGAAATTCTATTAGTTCTTTCTTAGTACAGTCTGCCGCTGCCCAAACTTCTTCCTCATTATAGATCTTATCAATACACGCTGCCACCAGATCAAAAGATTGATCCATTGCACCATCAGAACTAAAATCAAAGTTGCTCTTGATGAATTGATCTAGAGATGGATACTTCATTTCCATCACAATTGATTTATCAACTTGAATTTTATTAGAGTGATCCTCTTTCTTTTCTACTTTGATATCATCGATACTAATTTTGACAGGAACATAAGTCTCACCATCATCAGGACAAATAATATTGACTTCAATCTCTTCTCCAACAGATTTACCTCTGATGTTTAGGAAAAGATATTCAATATCAAATGTTGGCAGAGTTTCTACCTTAATTCCTTTAGTATGAATACAGGATTTGATTACGTTCTTAATTGCAGTTGTAATCTCTTTTGTATTCTCACTTTCTAATGCTAGTACTAATAATTTTTCTTCTTTAACTAAAAATGGTCTATATTGAATTGTTTGTCCAGTAGAAGGTAGTTCCAACTCATATGTTGGTGTAGAGATCTTTGGTAAAGGCATAATATCCTATAGATGTTTCAGTGTGATTATTTATTGTTGCTGAATAGTTCCTCCAGTTAATAAACCTTGTTCAGCAAGTTGAGCTTGTAAAGGTCTATTTGGATCAAGTCCATTTACATTTATCTGGTCTCCATTTGGACGATTTAAAGTAAGAGATTCTCTAGGTGGAACAATATTTTCTCCACCACCAACGATATATCTTGAATAGTTAAATGACACGGTACACTTTAATAATTGAGAAGAATCATAGGAAACTGGCATTGAATCAATGCTGATTGGATATGCATTTAAAAATCTATATTGAAGTATTCTTCCAGCATAATCTCTTTCAAACTTTTTAAGATATATTGTTGTTTGATATTGCTTTGGAAAATTAACTCTATAAAAATGATTTAGATTTTCAATTCCAGGTATTCCATTAGCATCGGCAAATTGTTCATTTACAATATAAGAGATCCAGTTTTCAAAGAAATAAATTATATTATAGTCATGATCAACATAAAAAGTAAAGGATGCTCTATCATCATACTGTCTTCTATAAACATGTCTCTCTGTTACACCACTATAATCATTATTAATTTCATGTGTTGCTAAAGATGATCCGGGAAGTGATGCTTCAGAACATGATAAGGAAAAAAATTCCGAATTGCTTCCATATGCAATTCCAAGCCCAGCATTTGCCTTTTGGGAAATCCACTGCTGAACTAAGTCAGGTGGATTAAACCAACATTGAAAATGAGATGTTAAAGCAGGATTTAAAATAGACGCTTTTAAATCTGTTAATACCTTCTTAGATGGACTGGGTGCAGGCATCTATCTATAAATACTTCTATTGATATATTATGTAGTAAGGATAATGGCAGAAAGTATTAAAAGCAAATACAAACCAGAATATCCTAAAAAATATAAAGGTGATGCAAATAATATCATTTGTAGAAGTAGTTGGGAAAGACGCTTCTGTAGATGGTGCGACTTAAATGAAAATATTATTTCTTGGGGTAGTGAAGAATTTTGGATTCCATATATTTCTCCAGTAGATAATCGTGTTCATAGATACTTTCCCGATTTCATTATTAAGGTAAAAGAACAAA